AAAAGCCAGCAGTGGTCTGTGGAGTTATACCTGGCTCTCCGATCCGCATACGGATACAGCTCCATGGACCGGCTGATGATGTCCTGGAGCTGTGGGAACGTCTTACGCAGGATAATCGCCCTATAATGTGGGATATGCACCTGGCGCAGGGCTTCCATGATCAGATAGTCGCTTTTTCCCCCGCCTGCGGCCCCTCCGTACAGGGCCTCATATTCCGGCCTGGCCATCATGACCGCCTGCTTCGGCTGCGGCCGCCAGATCACACTCCTATCCGCCATCGGGATCCGCCTCCTCTGCCTCTTTCATTTCCTCATTCTCCAGGCTGTCATCTACATCGGCCAGGATCAGCAGGCCTCCGCCGCCTTCCCCATCGCTGGAGTCCCGGGCCATTTCAATTTTCCGGTCTTTCCACTTGTCGGGCAGCCTGT